TTGACCGGGGAGCCTTCCGCGGAGGGCACCACGACCGCAGGCGGCTTGATCTCGGCTAGGGCGGTCGCGTAAGTCTGGGCCATGGGTTCATCTCACGTGATAGCTGCGTCCCGAGAAGGTCGGCGGCCTGAATGCGGACGGACCATACCGCTGCTCGCGCTCGGTCTGTCGGTGGAAGTATCGTAGCAAGTATCCGCCGCTGTCGCCAGAGTGCGACCACTGGTTCTTCTCGGGCTCCGCACCCTTGATGATGTCCTTCTTCTGGTCCATCGTGTACCGCCAGCCGCCCTTGAGCGCCCGGATGAGCACCCGGCAGCTCGGGTCGATCTGGAGCGCCGGCTTACCTCCGACCAGTCTGGTCAGGAAGTGCCGGTAGGCGTCCAGCCGCAGCGGCAGCCGGTTGTTAGTCTCGGCCTCGACCCGAAAGTGCTTCTGGAATGTCTTGACGACGGTGCCCTTGTCGTTCTGGTTGCGGAACGATCCCGCTGGGTCGGGCGCGATCACCACCCGCGCGCCTGGGCACCGCTCCCTGAGCGCCGGCTTGAGCCGCCGCGAGATCAGTTCTTCCGCCGACATGCCCGCCTGCACCAGCTCATGCAGGATGTTGATGGCCCCGTCGTCATCCTGCTGACCCAGGTACATGGCCGAGCCCGCCAACCCAGGGTCGAGCCCGACCACGACCGTGCGGTACGGGTCGAAGACCAGCCGCGACTTGGCGACGTGCATGCTCTCAATGAAGTCCGTGATCACAGGCGTGCCCGCGATGCTGAACCCCCACTCCGCTTTCACGAACTGGTTGATCCAGGCGCTGCTCTTGCCCTTGATCAAGTTCGTGTAATACTTCGCCTTACCCGGCAGGTTCTCGACATTCTCCGCGTCTGGACCCAGCGCGCTGGGCTGGAGGAAGTACCGGACGTTGTCGGGCCTGTCCTTGTGCAGATAGTCGAACCACCACTTGTCCTCGGTGCTCGGGTTCGACGACCCCCACATGCCCCAGTTCGACACAGGCGTGCCATCGGGCATCTTATAGCGCCCAACGCGCGCCGAGAGCGCGTCGATGATCGGCTTGGGGATTTCCACGAACTCGTCGATGATGACGAAGGTCACTTCGAGCGAGAGCACGCGCGCCACGTCGTCCGGGGTGTCGAGCGGGCGGAACAGCACCTCGCACTCGACGTCACCGAACCGCAGCGTGTAAATCTTGTCGGTGGCGTTCCAGTGACCCGCCTGTCCCTGCTTGAACCAGTAGCCCCACGACACCAGTGTGGTGTCCTTGAGCTGCGGCATGGTGTTGCGCACGATCACCGCGCGCGTGCGCCGGATGCCGTCCGGGCTCTTGGCCTGGAGGCTTGCCATGAAGCACAGCTTGAAGAAGATGCCCGTCGTCTTCCCGGACCCTACTGGCCCGACGATCCAGTCCATGAACAGATCGCCGGGCGTGTAGTCCTGGATGAATGCGCCGATGGTGGGCGGCGGAATATAGTCGATGACAGTCGTCACGACCTACCACTCCCAGCGATCCACCGATGCTTCAGGATTTCCATCTGCCCCAAGGCTTCGGAGAGGCTCGGCGTGCTGGACGCGCTGTTTCGCCACGGCATCCCGTCCAGGTAGTGCGCCACGATCACGACAGTGTCGATCTTCCCGGCGCGCGCGTCCTCCAGGCAGCTCTCCAGCAGCGCGACGACACTGCGCCGCGTTTCCTCGGTGGCGTGAACGACTGGGATCGGTACGACGGTCAACCTAAACTCTCTTCCGTGGACTTCGGGGTCTTAGGATTATTTCCCGAAAATGGTCTTCCGCAGCGTCTGGTTCTGGCCGCCCGAGCCCCAGTTGCCGCTGGTCTGCGTGTCTCCGGGTCCGGGAAGCGGCGCGGGCGGCGGGGTCGGCACCGACGTCGTACCGCCCGCGAATTTCTTCATAGGCGGTCCCTTGCCCTTCATGGGGGGGCTCGCGCTCTTCCCCTTGGTCGCGCTCGCGTCGGCTCGCGGCGCTCCTTCCTTGGCGGGGCTCGCGCTCTTCTTTCCGAAGGGGTTCGCGCTCTTCCCCTTGGTCGCGCTCGCGTCGGCTCGCGGCGCTCCTTTCTTGGCGGGGATCATCCCCTTGCCGGATTTCATCGCGAACGGTGGCATGGCCATGGAGGTTCTCCTAAGCAGTTTCCGAGGGTGGCATATCTGACGCAGTCCAGCCATCTACGCAACTGGGGGTAACCCAGGAACTATCCGAATGACTCTCACTGAGACCACACTCATCCGCGTGGATATGCTCGAACGTCAACTCCTAACCAGCCCATTCATCCCGGTCGTCGATCTGGCCGCCATCGTGGAGCTGTCCAGGCTGTGCCGGCGCGCATGTTCCGCGCCGACTAAACTGACCACCCTAGAGCAGGTGGTGCTGCATCTCAAACCAGATGGCGCAGAGCGGCTATCAGGCTTTCGACGGTCTTGGCCAGCTCCTTGATGTCCAGGTCCGCGTGCGACCCAACGTTGTGGAGCATCGTGAACAGCCCCTGTGACTGAACCCTGGCGCGTGTCAGCGCCACGGCCTTGTCCAACTGACCCACGGGGGCGGGCTCTTCCACGCTGGTCGCGCGTCTCACGTTTGTCGTCTCTATCGTCGCCGGCTCGTCTACTCGGCCAGCTTGCGGGTCGCTCGCGAGCGCGCCCTCGGTGACTTCTTCCTCGATCACATGCGGGCTGGGGGTTTCCCGCGACGCGTTCGAGATGCTGGTCTGGGTCACGACCCCCGTGACCGGGTCCACGGACTGGACGACGGTGTTCCCGCTCTCGACGGTTTGGGATGTGGTGATGGCAGGCTGGGCTTCGTCGGTCACTGAGATGTCCTTCTTCATGCATGATCTCGCGTCTACTCGCGGATCATGTCCCTTCGATGGTGACGCCCCGATCTGGAGCGGTGAGGTGGATGTTAATCTGGAGACCAGGGCCAGCACCAGCCCCCAAAGCTCCATTAGCCTTCTGTTCAATGCTCGCGTCCAACCCAGCGGCGCGCACCGTGAACTTGATCAGGTCGGCCTTCACGCTGGGGGCCACTTGGTCGTTGGGACTGTGTATGAGGCCCCACGACGTCCTCAGCAGTTCCTCGGACTGGAGCTGCGCCTTGACGCGGAAGGACATGCCCTCTTTCTGGAGCATGTCGGCGGCTTTCTGGACGGCCGCGCCAAACACCGGATCGGCGCATAGGCGCTGCCACTCCGCGCGGTCGATGCCGTAGGCCGCGCAGATTTCCTTCGGCGTCTGCTCGCGCAGGGCGATCTCAATCGGCAGCGTCGGCGGCCACCCAATCTTCGCGGGGTCGCTATCGAGTATGGTGAGCGGGCTCGGGGTCGTGGCCATGATGCTCACACATTACACAAGATGCACGCGCTGACAAGGTCTAACCAAGAAGTCGATCTTGAAAATTCTGGAAAAAATGTATGTTGGCGCCAAGGTCTAACCAAGAAGTCAATCTCGAAAATTCTGGAAAAAATGTATGTTGGCGCCAAGGTCTAACCAAGAAGTAGATCTTGAAAATTCTGGGAAAAATGTATGTTGGCGCCAAGGTCTAACCAAGAAGTCGATCTTGAAAATTCTGGAAAAAATGTATGTTGGCGTCAAGGTCTAACCAAGAAGTCAATCTTGAAAATTCTGGAAAAAATGTATGTGAGATGGGTGAAGCCCCGCCCCATGCGAGATCAAAAACCCCTTGCCCCCCTTCGCCGACCGCGAAAAGAATTACTTCCTAGGCTGCCTGACTGACAGACAGTCATGGTTGGTTGCTCGTGACATAGGTCTGTGACAGCCTGTCACAAGGGCCGATTTGACATGGGTCACTGACCATGCCATAGTGTGTACTCATTCAGAGCAACGCTAACGAGAAACCAGATGCAGGAACCTCGCTATATCGCAGACTTCACGGCCATCGGCCGGCTGAACAACTTCAAGCGCATCATAGATGAACGCATTGCCCGAGCGTTCGCTTTCGATCCGCTCGCCAGCGTCAACTATCGTAAGCGTGGTGGTCTACACTTCGCAACACTCGCGGGCGTTAACCTTTCGTGGTCCTTCAAGCGCAAGGCTCGCAAGCCCGCGCCAGAGGCGCCTATCGATCAACGCGACGCTTGTGTCGCGGAGATATCAGAAGCCCGTCGCAAATTGGCGCGCATCTGAACAACAAGCCTTTGTGACCAAATGTCACAAAGGTTCCTTCCCCTAACCCGACTGATTGAGGAATTGTATCATGTCCAATGCTGCTAAAACTGCTAATGCCGGTTCCAATCGCGCCGCTGTCCTCGACACTGTTTTCATTGCGGCCGGCGCCTTCGAACGCGCCGAAAGCGTATGCATCAAGGCTATCGTTGACGCTGGAGGCGATCAGGAAGATATCAAGTATGCCTTCTACGCTGGCGTCATCGCCGAAGCGCACGGCTTGTCTAAAGAGGCTTCCTACCAAGAACTTGGCAAGAGCGGCGCGACGTCGAAAGCGGCTGACGATCAGCGCCGCACGCCAGCCATTGAGCTTACATATGGCATGGCGCGCCAGCGTTGGGCGCGCGCCTTGAAGCGCGCTGGTCTAAAGACTGACAAGCCTAAGACTGCGAGCGCCAAGAGCGCGCCCAAAGTTCCGGGCGCGCCCGAGGCCGAAAGCCTTACGCTTGGCGATAGCGCGCTAATCGTTCCGCGCGTCGCGGATATCGGCGAACTCTCTCGCTATATGTCCCTAATGGCTACACACCTGACACACCTTATGAGCGCCAACGCAGCAAAATTCGAGGGCGCGCTAGGCATGGAATATCGCGACGCGATTGCGGGCTTCGTATCCATCGCCGCGCATATGACGGCGGAAAAAGCCGAGGCGCTCCATACCGCGCAAGCCAAGAAAGCGCCTCGGAAGAAAGCCGCCTGATAGTTTTCACCTTGGTAACAACTTAGAAAATATCAAGTCTAGCCCCGCGCCGAAAGGTAGCGGGGCTTTTCCATGTCCGTATTCTACAGTCCAAAGGTGTAATCCATGCAAGCTCTCGGCGCGCGACTTTTCGACTTGGTGAAAACGTTCGTGGCACCAAGTCATGAAAATGCACTTGGTATAAAAACCATTTATATGAACCGGCAACGCGCCCACGTTGTCCGGTTTTACACGTTGTCCCTAATGTCTAGGCACCAGTGGCGTCAATGAAATCAATGACTTAGCGACTTCGATCCTGGCTAGCCCTTGTGACCAAGTGTCACAAGGGCTAAGTCATTGATATCACTATAGTAGTGACATTATGCCAAACGACAGTAACATGTCTCGACCGTATGATTTTTCTGTCCAGTCGCATGTGGCTGTAACCCATTGAAATAAAAAAACACTTACTATTATATTATATGTCCTATCTAAAAATATAAGAGATACATGAGGGAGCCAGATTTTTACATCAATCCATTGTGTAAGTTGGTACGTAGACATTAATAACAAAAAATCAATCTATATGCGTGTGTCTCTCCCTTTTTTAGGCAGGACATTGTGGATATCGGCGTGCGCCTTGAAATTTCAATAACTTACGCGCATTTACCCATTGACGAAACCGGACAGCGGCTGCTATGAAGCTGTCCCGAAGCGCCCATCTGGTAAACTCTTAAGGAAATCAACGCGATGCCGCGACATGGCCAAAAATACGGTTATCAGCCCCGCAAGCTCGCCTACCACGACGTCTATGGCGACCATTATCAATTCGATGCGACAATCGAGCGTATGCGCCTACCGCGCACCACGAACCCGATGTTGCTTAGGCTCGCGGACCAATCTCATGGGACTGGTGCGAAGATTGTGTGGACCAAGTACCGCCAAGCCACTGCGTGCGACCGAGGCTTCTTTTTCCATCGAACCGCCCCTGACAACCATGTCACCGTCATCCCTGTTGGGTCACGCTTCACCGACGCCCACGGGATACTCGCCTACATCCAAGGCCGAGCGTTCCACCATGAGCGATGGGCCATGATCGCCCTAGCCTTCATCCGCCAACAGGATACCGTGGGTTACCGCTACGCTTGGGATCGCGAGGTGCGCAACTACACGCCTAACCTACGTTGGTACAAAGCCCTACGACACAAACATGAGACGCGCGAGCCGGCCGAGTAGACAAACGTGAGACGCGCGAGTGGACGCGCGAGTGGACGCGCGAGTGGACGCGCGAGTGGACGCGCGAGTGGACGCGCGAGTGGACGCGCGAGACGAGAGACGACAAACGTGAGACGCGCGAGTGGACGCGCGAGACGATAGAGAGATCACCCCTCTCGACTTGACATGGGTCACTGAGTATGCTATAATACAAATTCAATAGGGATATGTGTAGCTGGTTGAC